AAGTCCACAACGCTGGGGGCTCGGAAGCACAGACCTCCCAGGAGGTTATGATTCGAGCCTACGCTTAGTGGACTTCAAGACGGTTCTTGATTACTACTTACTCAAGTATAAAGAGACCCCGCCCCCCCAGCCAAGACCGATTGACCAGAAGCCAAAACACCCTTACCTATGTCTAACCCCTCTAGAGCACCGCGCGAAAGTACGATTGCTGTGGACTTTACAAAGTACATGCCCGATGCGTTTTGCCCATTTATGTATGAGGCACCTGCGGAAGGCCAAGAGAGGAATGCCTGGCAGTTACACTGCGATGGCTTAAGAGACCCAGGGACGGTGCAGAAGCGGACGGACAACTTGGACTGGACTATCGAGGAGCCCTTTTCTCTGCCAAGAGAATGGGTTTGCGATAAGGAGGTGGGTGCCACAACCAAACCGATCTTTGCCTTGGCGAAGGGAGGACGTTTGTCTACAAGACCACGCACAGCGCTAGCGCGCGACATACTGAATGTTGCGTACGCACTGTTGCCTAAGGACATACGTAAGGCTGTGGCAGATAAAGCTGTAGATCTAGTCTTAGCCGATGGCGGAGTAGAGCATGCAGTTGGTCGACTGAGCAAAGCCTTTCCTCAAAAGGGCGATACCATACTGAGGCCCATCACTGAGATGGAGGCCAAGATTGTGTGGCGCGAAGAAGTCGGCGACTTGCTCGTGGATGAACCAATGTTTAGAGCCTATACAAAAACCAATAAAACGCGACTGCCATTCTTCGCGGAACACGAGGGAGACAGAGCGGTGAAGATGAACATGCACGCTAGCAATGGATACCCTGTTCTTGGAACAATGTCTGATGCTGACGCACGTGTTAAAGTAGCCGCCTTGTCAGAGCTTGTGCGAAACGAGTTGATGGAAGCGTATAAGGGTGATCAAGTTGACGGCGTTGAGCGTTGGTTTAGAAAGCAAGAAAAAGAGAGGGCGTGGTTGGTAGCTTGCCAGGGAAAAGCGAAAGGCGACTACGCAACACAAGAGAAGGTGCGCAATGACATGCTGAGGTTTTACGCATGTCTTCCAAGACACATGGCTGTTAATATTCAAACTGCTACGCAGGTGGTGGACGAGTTATCAGCATCTATACTGAGCCCAGGTTTCGGCACCCGGAGTGCCTCAGGTCTAGCTATGAATAAAGGTGGGGCAGCCCGCCTAGTAGCTAAACTTGAGAAAATTCTGGATCGAGACGATGCCGCACATGTTCGCATGGGCGATGACAGCTGGGTTATCGTCAGAGTTGGTAACAGAATTCTGATGTTTGCCTTGGATGGGTCAAACTTTGATTTGACACAAAATGGCCAGCTTACCCTAGAGGTACATAAGCAGGTCAGGCGCACTGTTAGCTTGATTGACGCAGTTGCAGCACAGCTTCAATATGCTTACTTTCGACAGCGCTTAATAACGCTTGTTGGGAGAATGGTGAGAACCTTTAAGCATGGAGGGTTGTCTGGAATGTCATTACAACCCAAAGTAAATGGCACAATTATGGGCACAGCCATCAGACGTACAGTCTTTGCGCTTGACGACCTAGGCGAGGAGGAGTTAAGTGAGCATAATGTTAATGCTATTATACAGAAGATTGGACGCGAGATGGGTATTGTTATTAAGGTGGAGCAGTTTAGTAATACTAGATTGCCGGATAACCTGATCAATGCAAACCCAATTGCTGAAGTATTAAAACGTCAAAAGTTTCTCTTTCTGGGCTACAACTTTTACAACGAGAATGGTGTGATATCGGTTCACACGGATCTCCCTAGATCAATGGCTCAATCTCGGTACCCCACACTCAAGTGGGTACCCCAAGGAGGACTCGAGGCTTTGGAGCTGGGTCGCTTCGCCTCCACTCTGTTGGCGTGGGGCAGACCAACTGAAGAGTTGGTTCCTGCCTTCACGGCAATAAAGGAAGATGTGGAGCGGCGTATTACAGCATACATACTTGAGAAAGGAGACTACAACAATGAACTGCTTAGATGGGCCGCACAAATTGGTGTGCAAGAAGGCCTTGATGAGCAGACT